TACCCTGTACAGGGCTTCGCAACTGGGGATCTCCTACCAATATCCTTAGTTTATCTGTCTCAGTCTATGAAAGCTACAAACCTAAAAAGTGTGATCTGCAATACAGTACATGATAGTATTGTACTTGACGTATTCCCCGGAGAGGAGGATACTTGCACAGAACTTGTGGTGGAGGCTATGATGTCGCTACCAGAAGAGTGCCGCCGCAGGTACGGCATTGAGTATGACATGCCAATCTCTGTGGAGGTTAAGATGGGGTCCAACTGGTTGGACACCGAAGTAGTCTACGCAAACTAAGGAGAGCGTAATGGGCGATTTGAGCGTAACGGAAAATCCCTTCGACAATATGTTGGAGGCTGTAAAGTCTGGTGACCGTGCAGAGATGCTACGTCTAACTGGGCAGGCGGACGACGACCAACCAAAGCAAGGTCTGGCACGTTTAAACATTAACTACGACACGGACACTGACGAGGGACATAGTCTCAAGAAAGGTACGTGGAAGGTCTACTACGATGGTGAGTTCGTCTACGCGGATAACGTAGAGTTTCGTCCCCTCGTACGTACCTACGAGTGGTCTGTGTGGGATCAGGAGCAGGGTAAGTTTGCTTCACGTACAGTGCAAGCACCCGGCCTCGACTACGCATTCCCCGACACAACGGGGGGCCAGAAGTGTGGCCGCCTAACAAAGTCTGAAGAAGAGCAGTTGGGTGAGGACCATCCCGACACGCTCGCTTCACGTTTGGCGACCTGTAACCAAGTGTTTTACGCAATCATCAACATGAAGGGTAAGACGGCAGATGGTACGGAAGTAGAGATCAAGGATTATCCTGTGATGACCTACTTCAAGCGTTCTGGTTTCCGCCCTGCACGTGAGGCGATTCAGAAGCTCGGTAACACCCCGATGAATGAGGTGGTATTTGACCTGACTACGAAGCGTCACAAGTCGGGTAGCGTGACGTACTTTACACCTGTGTTCACTCAGTCTGGCTCTGCGAAGCTCGACGAAGCGACCACAGAAATGCTGAAGATGTTCCTTGAGACCATCAAGGCGTCAAACAACAACATCCTTGAGCAACACAAGGAAGTGTTGAAGGCGAAAGCCAGCGAGGAAGAAGTCGACCTAGCGGCGGACTTCGGCTGATGTTGGCGGAGGTTCTAGTAAAGAACTTCCTTCAGAAGGCTATAAGGGGGGAGGTAACACTCTCCCCTTCTGTCGTTGAGGAGTTCACACGTGATTGCCGTGAGGCACTCGAGAAACAATTTAACCGAGACCCCGAGTGGCGTATACGGATGAGTGGACTCGGGCGTCCTCTCTGTCAACAAATACATGGACGTGATGGTAAAGACGAGGAGATGTCCTACAACGCAATCATGCGGTTCCTGATTGGTGACCTCGTGGAGGCGGCTGTTATGGCGATCCTCAAGGAGGCCGGCGTTGACGTGGTAGAGTCCCAGACGAAATGCCAGCTTAACCTCGGGGGTGAAGAGGTGAAGGGAACCCTCGACCTCGTAATGGATGATCAGGTTGACGGAAAGAAAGTCTGGGACATCAAGTCTGCGAGCCCATTCTCCTACACCCAGAAGTTTGGCCGCGGCTACGAGAACATGAAAGCCGACGACCCGTTCGGTTACCTCATGCAGGGTCACCTCTACGCAGAGTCGATGGGGTTGGACTTCGGTGGTTGGATCGTGGTGGACAAGTCCTCCGGGGAGATCCAGTTTGTGGAAGCTCCCGACGACCAGAAGGAAGACCGTGACCACTACCTCAATGAAGCAGGCAGGGTGGTTGAAGCACTTATGTCAAACTTCAAGTACAAGAAACCGCCGATGGATCCCGTGGAGGAAACCTACAAGGTTGCCGGCGTGGAGCACACAACAGGAAACAAACTACTGAACAAGAGTTGCACGTTCTGTGGCTATCGTAAGCACTGCTGGCCGAAGGCACAACAGCACGAAAAGGTTACGTCCAAAGCCAAGAATAAGCCGCTCACGTGGTATCACACACTCAAGGTAACGGAAATATGAACGAAAAGGAAGTGAAGAAGCTGGTGGAGTTGCAAGGGAAAATCCTCAAAACTCGTGCCCGTATTGAAGACGATGTGAAGCGTCACAATCGTATGGTAGTAGAAGAACTGCGACCTATGACGGAAGACATCTTACACAACACAATTTATCAGGTGGGTTCTGTGACCTACAAACGAGGGCGCGTGTTCTGCCAACTTCAGTTGGAAGACTACGGACTCGGTGCCAAAGCCGAAGGACTCGCTACACTGCGTGTACTCGATGAGGAGAAAGAGGATGCCCCTACTGTTAAGCCAGCAAGTGGACCGTCAACTCCTGTATCTGAATGAGGGAGCCTACGCTGTCTACATCGATGCGGCAGACCGTAAGGGAAGTGACCCGTGGGTTCGCTGGGCTCGTAACCACAGCCGGTGTTTGCCGTTGACACTCTGGCAACATCTCGGAAAACCCTTAGGCCCCGAAACAGTTGAAAGAGACCTCGCAACCATTAACACAGAACTGCGGGATATTGGGCAGGTTATCGGGCAGAAACGTACATTGATATTCCCCATGGGTGAGTACACGACTGCTCTCGAGCACACCCGGCAAACAAGCCCACGGGTGGCGGAGCGTGTCGAAACCTATTTATCTTCATGGAGAAACATGTGAGTCAACCCAAGAGACATAAGTACAGATCAGACTACGAACTACAGGTAGCAAAGTACCTCGCAGAGCGTGAGGTTGCGTTTGAGTATGAAGCACACAAGATCTGCTACCAACCAAAACCTCGGATCTATACGCCCGATTTTTATCTACCTGAGCAGGATATCTATGTAGAAGCTAAGGGGTTCTTCAGTCCTGCTGATCGACAGAAGATGTTACTCATCGTGAAACAGAATCCGTTTCTTGACATACGTATGCTATTTCTGCGAGCATCCAACAAATTGAACCGTTCGAGTAAAACTACGTATGGTAAGTGGTGTGACAAGAATGGAATACTTTGGGCCGACAAACAAATACCACTGGAGTGGTTGGAGAAAAGACCAGATGACGATTGATCAAGACCAAATAATTGCCCTCGAACGTGCCGGCCTACTCAAGGACCGCTACTACATTGTACTGGAGCCCCTAAATGATGAAAATGAAGACGAAGATGGATTTGCTGTTCGTGCGTATGCGACTCGAGATTATGTCGGCGATAATGAAGATGGCTCTACTGTTGACCCGACTTACGTCGTACTGCAGGGGTTACTTGGGGCAATTCACGAACACTTCGACGATGTTTACGACATGGGACTGGAAAGGGTTACGTTGGAGGCACTCGGTCAAGTCGTGCCGGAAGAAGACATGAAAAAAGAGCACCGGGATCGCATCAAGGCGATGGAGGGTAACGTAATTAAGGCGGACTTTGGGGAGCTCCAGTGATGACTGAGAGGTACGTCAACCCTGATCACTATAAGCGAAAGACTATAGAAGCTATCGAGGTTATGGAGCAGTTTTCAACGGATGAAGAATTTGTTGGACACCTTAAGAATACAGCCTTAAAATATCTCTTACGCCTTAACGATAAAGACACGCCACTGATGAACGCACGGAAGTGCCAGTGGTACGTAGAACGACTCGTAACAAAATTAGAAAACGGAGATTAAATGGAAGTGATGTATGACGGCAAGATTGCCATCGACTACTCCCGTGATGAAAACTTCTCGGCACAGGCCCTGAAGTTACTCACGGACTACTACATGTTGCCCGATGAGTCGAGCCCACAAGAGGCTTTTGCTCGGGCGGCCTTGGCTTACTGTGGAGGAGATTATGGATTTGCTCAACGTATCTATGACTATGCTAGCAAGCGTTGGTTTATGTTTGCATCTCCGGTACTGTCTAACGCACCCCGAAGCGGAGACAGAGTTAAAGGTCTTCCTATCTCTTGTTTTCTTACTTATGTTGGGGACAATCTGGAGTCACTTATTTCTCACAACAGTGAGGTAGCGTGGCTCTCAGTGAAAGGCGGGGGCGTGGGGGGACACTGGTCCGAAGTACGCGGCATCTCTGACAAAGCACCGGGCCCTATCCCATTTATGAAGGTAGTGGATTCTGGTATGACTGCATGGAAGCAGGGGCGTACCCGTAAGGGAAGCTACGCGGCATACCTCGACGTGTCTCACCCAGACATCATCGAGTTCATCAACTTCAAGGTGCCAACGGGCGGGGACACAAACCGTAAGTGTTTCAACCTGTTTAACGCCGTGAATATTACTGACGCATTTATGGAGGCGGTACAAAATGGAACAGAATGGCAACTACGAGACCCTAATGACGGAGATGTCCGAGATTCAATCTCAGCTCGAGAACTGTGGCAAAGAATACTCGAAGCTCGTTTTAGAACTGGGTCACCTTACATCCACTTCATCGACGAATCCAACCGAAGGTTACCTGATACTCAAAAGGCACTTGGACTCACAGTTAATGGGTCTAACCTATGCTCTGAGATCACTCTCCCTACATCTGAAAAGCGCACGGCAGTCTGTTGCCTCTCCTCAGTCAACCTCGAAAAGTACGACGAGTGGAAGTCAAGCGGAATGGTTGGAGACCTTATCCGACTCTTGGACAACGTCCTTGACTTCTTTATTGAACATGCACCAAGAGAACTTGAAAAAGCTGTTTACTCCGCCAAGCGGGAAAGATCAATAGGTTTAGGAGCGATGGGTTGGCATGGGTATCTTCAAAAGAATGGTATCTCGTGGGAGAGCCTCAGCGCAAAGTTTGCAAACCAACGGATATTTGCCGACATACGCGCACAGGCTGATGCGGAAAGTTTGCGTCTTGGCAAAGAGAAGGGTGAAGCACCTGACATGGTTGGTACGGGACGTCGGAACGCTCACCTTCTCGCTATCGCTCCAAACGCTAATAGTTCTATTATCTGCGGGTGTAGTGCTAGTATTGAGCCTATTAAGTCTAATGCTTATACCCATCGTACTCGTGCAGGTGCTCACCTCGTCAAGAACCCGTACCTCGAGGAGGTCTTAGATGCTCTGGGAAAAAATAACGCGGAGACGTG